GCAACCTGGCTACCGAGTTAAAAGTATTGAAAGGCATTATAAATGATAGCACTATAATGTTTTTCTAAATAGTTGGTAATTATGTTTTTAGGGTTTATACAACTCTTCGTTGAATGCTACGCCTAATCCATAAGCACTAATACCACCTTTTGTTCCAGCGGGAGTCCAATTATTTCCATCTGAACTTTTTGCTATGAGTCCGCCTTGGCCGACGGCAACCCAGAGTCCCTGCCCTGCGCCATCTTTGCCATAAGCAACTTTGGATCCTTGACCAGTAATACCACCAACATTACCAGCTTGTGTCCAAGTATTTCCATCTGAACTTTTTGCTATAATAGAACCGTTTCCGACGGCAACCCATAATCCAGCACCTGTGCCATCTTTACCATAGGCGACGCCGTATCCACTAGTAGTAATACCACCAACATTACCAGCGGGTGACCAAATATTTCCATCCGAACTTTTCGCTATGAGTCCACCTTGGCCGACGGCAACCCAGAGACCTTGACCAGCACCATCTTTGCCATAGGCTACGCCAAATCCATTAGTAGTAATACCACCAACATTACCAGCGGATGACCAAGTATTTCCATCCGAACTTTTCGCAATGATTCCACCTAGGCCGACGGCAACCCAGAGTCCTTGACCCGCACCATCTTTGCCATAGGATACGCCACGCCCACCAGTAATACCACCAACATTACCAGCGGATGACCACAGATTTCCATCTGAACTTTTTGCTATGATAGAGCCTCCACCGACAGCGACCCATAAACCAGCACCTGTTCCATCTTTGCCATATGCGACACCGTATGTACGAGTAGAAATACCACCAACATTGCCAGCTTGTGACCAAGTATTTCCATCCGGACTTTTTGCTATGAGTCCACTGTCTCCGACGGCAACCCAGAGACCTTGACCAGCACCATCTTTACCATAGGCTACGCCAAATCCATAAGGAGTAATACCACCGGTAGACCCAGCGGTGACAGCAGTCCAAGTATTTCCATCCGCGCTTTTTGCAATTATAGAACCACCGCCAACCGCAACCCAGTTAGCACCGCTTACGCTTACCCCCCCCCATTTTTTTTGGCAACCTGGCCACCGAGTTAAATGTGTTGAAAGGCATTATAAATGATAACACTATAATGTTTTTCTAAATGTTGGTATTATGTTTTTAGGGGGTTATACAATCTCGTTATTGAATGCGACGCCTAATCCAGCAGTAGTAATACCACCAACATTTCCAGCGGGTGACCACAGATTTCCATCTGAACTTTTTGCGATGAGCCCGCCTTGGCCGACGGCAACCCAGAGTCCTTGACCCGCACCGTCTTTGCCGTAGGCTACGCCACGTCCCGAAGTAGTAATACCACCGACAGACCCAGCGGCCGACCAATTATTTCCATCCGAACTTTTCGCAATGAGTCCGCCTCCACCAACAGCAACCCAGAGACCTTGACCAGCACCATCTTTGCCATAGGCTACGCCGTATCCACTAGTAGTAATACCACCAACATTTCCTGCAGGAGTCCAAGTATTTCCGTCTGTACTTTTCGCAATGATAGAGCCTTGTCCGACGGCGACCCAGAGTCCAGCACCTGTACCATCTTTGCCATAGGCTACACCTGATCCAGTAGTAGTAATACCACCGACAGACCCAGCGGCCGACCAAGTATTTCCATTTGAACTTTTTGCTATGATAGAGCCTTGTCCGACGGCAACCCATAAATTACCTCCTAAACCATCTTTACCATAGGCTACGCCGTTTACATTAGTAGTAATACCACCGGTTGAACCAGCGGCCGACCAATTATTTCCATCCGAACTTTTTGCTATGAGTCCGCCTCCTCCGACGGCAACCCAGAGTCCTTGACCCGCACCATCTTTGCCGTAGGCTACGCCGTATCCAGCAGGAGTAATACCACCTGTAGACCCAGCGGGAGTCCATATATTTCCATCTGTGCTTTTTGATATGATAGAGCCTTCTCCTACAGCAACCCATAAATTACCTCCGAATCCGTCTTTAGCATAGGCTACACTGCGTCCATAAGTAAAACCACCTTTTGAACCAACGGGTGACCAAATATTTCCATCCGAACTTTTTGCTATGAAACTACCGTATCCGACGACAACCCAGTTAGTATCGCTTACACCACTACCCCCCCCCCGCTTTCTTAGGATTAAAGTTCGCCAACGAACTAATCATTCCAAATGGCATTTATAATAATATGTCAATTAAAATGTTATTTACAACCCCGCCAATCGCCGTAAAATTGAATCCTAAAAACCAGATAAACGGAAACCATAATAAAATACAATCATTGTCTTAAAAAATGCTCCAAACAAAACCCAAAATCGTCGTGGCGAAATCGTTTCGTCTCTTCTATTTTGACATCCTAAATACCAAGTTGGAATCGGATGATTCAGCGGATGCGGATTCAGATACCGACGACAAGAAATACAAAGCCCGTACAGATGACAAGCAATTCGTCGTCCAAATGTACGGCATCAACGAGCGCGGCGAGACGGCCTCTATCTTGGTGGATGACTTCAAACCCTTCTTCTATATCAAGGTCGGCGACGAATGGACCGACGCACACGCGGGCCGGATGGTCAGCAATATTCGCCGCGAAATGGGCGATTACTACAAGGAATCCCTCATCCAATACAACATTGTGGACAGTCAGAAACTCTACGGTTTCACCGCAGGCAAGAAGTCCAAGTTCGTCAAGCTCGTGTTCTCCAACACAATTGCGCTAAATAAAGTGAAAAATCTCTGGTACAAAAGGATGCCCGATGGGACTCGGCGCCCCAGCCCTTTTGTCCCGAAAACCCAGCTCTACGAATCCAATCTTCCCCCTCTGTTGCGATTCTTCCACATCAACCACGTGTCGCCCAATGGCTGGATTATGATTTCCAATCGGGCTCGTGCGTGTGCCGTGAGGACCACCACATGTACTTACGAGTTTGTCGTCTCTCAAGCACAGCTCAAGGCGCTGCCCGACAAGGAGTCATTGGTGCCTTACAAGATTATGAGTTTTGATATTGAGGCGGGCAGCAGTCACGGGGATTTTCCCCTTCCGCGCAAAACATACAAGCGTCTGGCGATGAATATCATGGATGCTTTGGACAAAGAACCCAAGTCGGGACTCACCGTAGATTTCGTGAACGCGGCGCTAAAAGAGATGATTCTGGCGGCATTCGGGTACGGAACCCGGGCGGGCATTGATTTGGTGTATCCGAAGTCGGGCGTCCCCGCCAAGAAATACGTGGAATCCATTATCAAAGACATTGTGGGCAATAAGCTCAGCAAGCTGGAAGTGAAAACGGCCGACGCCGCCAGGCTACTGACCATTGATGCGATGTTTGCCAAGGTAAAGAACCAGTTTGCTCCTACAACCGAGGACTTGGATGTTGATGCTGATGGGTCAGATGATGAAGATGAGCTCACAGCTGACGTGGATGCTGATTCGGACGACGAAGAGCAGAAAAAGCCCCCAGTTCAGTCTTCGCTCAAGGGCGTCAATACCACCATCGCAAATCTCATTCTCAGCGCCGACGTAGAGCGCGACCAGAAAGTCCAGTACATTGACCAAGCCCTCACGGAGTCGTTCCCGCCCCTAGAAGGCGACCCTGTTACAATGATCGGTTCCACCTTTGTGAATTATGGGAGTGTAGAGCCGTATCTAAATCACTGCGTCGTCTTGGACGGATGCGCGCCCATTGACGGCGCCGTCGTGGAAGCAGTCCCCATCGTGGGGGGCGACCGCGTCGCCGCCGAGCGCGAAGTCCTGCTTCGTTGGGCCGCCCTCGTCCAGCGCGAGAACCCCGACATCATCATCGGCTACAATATCTTCGGTTTTGACTACGAGTTTATGTTTCGTCGTGCCGAAGAGACGCATTGCGTCAATGAGTTCCTACAACTGTCTAGGCGGCGCGAAGAGTTTTGCGGGACCCGGGACCGCGATGACCCCACCCTCGTGGATATTGAAAACACGAAAATCGCCATCGCCAGTGGCGAATACGACTTGCGCTATATCTTGATGAGTGGCCGACTCCAAATTGATATGTACTCGTATTTCCGCCGCAACTTCAACTTGTCCTCGTATAAGTTGGACGACGTCGCCTCTCAAAACATCAGCGACGCCATTAAGAAGGTCGCAAATGCCGAGCACCCGACGCACGGCGCCGTCACCGAACTCTATAGTAAGAATCTCACCGGGCTCCACGTGGGCGATTTCATCCACATTGAAGTGAGCGCATTCACGTCGGATTATTATATGGACGGCAAGAAGTTCGTTGTCCTGGATATTGTCGCAAAAGAGTCCGGCGACAAAGTCATCGTCATCGGTGGCCACCACGAACACACGATTGACAAGACGAAGAAAATCCAGTGGGGGATGGCCAAAGACGACGTGAGCCCCCAAGACATTTTCCGGATGAGCAACGGCACCGACGCCGAGCGCGCCGTAGTCGCGAAATACTGTATCCAGGATTGTAATCTCGTTCACCACTTGTTGCGCAAGATTGATGTGATGACGGAATACATGGAGATGGCGAACTTGTGTTCCGTCCCCGTGAATTTCCTCGTGTTCCGCGGCCAGGGCGTCAAACTCACCAGTTATGTAGCGAAAAAGTGTATGGAAAAAGGCTACATCATGCCCGACCTAGAGAAGGGCAAAATGGACGGCGGCTACGAGGGCGCCATCGTGCTCCCCCCGAAAACCAAGATTTATATTGACGAACCCGTCGCGTGCGTGGATTATTCGTCGCTCTATCCGTCCTCTATGATTAGTCAGAATTATTGCCACAGCAGCAAAGTCTGGGCGAAAGAATACGACATGGAAGGCCGACTCGTGAAAGACGAAGGCGAGAAGGACGCGCGCGGCAACTACATCTATTACGGGCTCGGCGGGTACCAATACGTGGAAGTGGAGTTTGACACATTTGAATGGCGCCGCAATCCGGCGCGCCCCGCCGCCAAGGCCGTGAAAACGAAAGTCGGCAAGCGTGTGGTGTGCTGGGCGCAGTTGCCCGGCGACGAGAAGTCGGTGATGCCCTCTATCTTGATGGAGCTGTTGAAGGCGCGCTCCGATACGCGAAAGAAGGAGAAGCTTTACAAGGAGAGCGACCCCTTTATGGCGAATATCATGGATAAGCGACAGCAGGCATATAAGGTGACGGCCAACTCGCTCTATGGGCAGTGCGGCGCGCGCACATCCACGTTTTACGAGAAAGACGTGGCCGCTTCCACGACGGCCAGTGGGCGAATGATGATTACCTATGCCCGCCGAATCATTGAGGAAATTTACGCCAATCGTCTGTGTCAGACGACCAATCACGGCGTGGTGATGACCAACGCGGAATACGTGTATGGCGACTCGGTGGCGACCTATACGCCCGTCTATGTGCGGACACGCGGTAAAATCCTGACCGTACATAAAATCGCGGATTTAGGCGCGCTTTATGGCGTGGAACTGGAGCCGGGTTATTGGAACGACGCGAATAAGTATGTGCGCGGCCCCGTTTGGCGCAAATGCCTGGAACCCGGTCGTCAGACCAAGGAAGTATGCGAGATTGAAGCGGGCATAGAGACATGGACGGACAAGGGATGGACGGCGCTCAAACGCGTAATCCGACACCCGCTCGCGCCCCATAAGAAAATCGTGCGCATCCAGACCCCGTCGGGATGGGTGGATGTCACGGATGACCATTCGCTCCTGTTGAAATCGGGCGAAGAAGTGTCGCCCACGAATGTCGGGCTGTGGACGGAGCTCTTACATCACGATATGGATTTCAGTACGATTGAATACGGACAGACGGCGGCATATCGGTCGGCGTGTCAGTATTTAGACGAATATACAGACTCCGTGAATACGCTGGTTATCAGCAATTGCCTGGACGCCGCGTATGCCTACTTGTTGCTGAGAGAGCGCGGCTACTATGTGAGACAGAAGGCGACGGGCACCACCCGGATGTCCTATACGCTCACCTATAGCAGCACACCCTTTGAGCAGGCGGAAACGGTGCGCGACATTGAGACGATTCCGGGATATTGTGGATACGTATATGATTTGACCACGGAGAACCACCATTTCGCGGCGGGTGTCGGGTCGCTCATCGTCCATAATACAGACTCGGTGTTCTTCGTGTTCAACTTGACGGACAAGGACACGGGCGCCAAAATCGTGGGGAAAGACGCGCTGGAAATCACCATTGAGCTGGCGCAACATGCCGCCGACTATGCGACCAAGTATTTGAAACCGCCGATGAATCTTGCGTATGAGAAGACGCTGATGCCATTCGCGCTCCTGTCCAAGAAGAGATACGTGGGAATCCTCTATGAAGAAGACCCCAATAAGGGGAAACTGAAGTATATGGGTCTCTCGCTCAAACGCCGCGATTCGTGCGACTACTTGAAAGACACGTATGGGCAAATCATCAATATCATTATGAAAGGGGGCAGCGTCCGCGACGCCATCGGGTTCTTGGACGACAGTTTAGCCAATCTGATTGCAGGGCGCGTGCCGATGGACAAACTGGCGATTACGAAGGCGCTGAGGAGTTATTACAAGAATCCGCAGCAGATAGCGCACCGAGTATTGGCCGACCGTATTGGGCAGCGGGACCCTGGGAATATGCCGAAAGCGGGGGACCGCATGAAGTTCCTACATGTGGTGACAGCCAATAAAAAGGCGCTCCAAGGCGAGAAGATAGAGACGCCGGAATACATCTTGGAGAAAAAATTAAAATTAGATTTCGGATTCTATGTGAGCAATCAGTTGATGAAACCGCTGTGCCAGTTCTTAGGTTTGGCGCTGGAAGAAATCTGGAAGTACCAAGATAAGATGAGCGCCATTAAGAAACACCGCGCGGAACTGGCGGCGCTGTTTAAAGAATACCCGGACATTGAACAGTTTGCGAAGAAAAAAGAAAAATATTGTAGTGACAAGGCGAAGGAGATGTTGTTTGACAAATACTTGACGCAAATCAATAATGACAAGGCGGGGCTGCGGCCGATTACGAGCTTCTTTTCGGCAAAGTGAAGCGCGCCCTGCGGGAGGAGAGCTTTAACGAAGTAATAGTCGCACCTTCGGTGCTTACAGTCGCACCTTCGGTGCTTATGCCAATAACTTTCCCTAATATACACCATTGAAAAAATAAATAGCACGCCTTTATGCGTGCTATTTATTTTTTTCAATGTAACGTTACCGATAAATGAATTACACCTTTTCTCATTCAATATGCCCACTTTGTGGGCATAAATGAGTGAAAAATGGGACCCCCTTTGCGCACTTTGAGTGCGAAAAGGTGTAAAACGCACAGCCTCCTTTGGCGGCTGTGAAGATTAAAATCTTCATCGGGTGTATATAATGTATTCTGCTGCTGTCTTTCATATGGTTCTTATTGCCCTTGTTCTAGTCGGTGCGCTCAACTGGGGGTTCCACACCTTTGGCTACAATTTAGTAGAGATGCTAAACCGTTTTTTATCGGGCGTGTTTAAGAGACGTCTGCCTCTGGACCGCATCATTTACGTAGTGGTCGCCATCAGTGCTCTTATCCTTGCGTTCCAACGTGATATGTGGTTGCCCTTTTTAGGCGAAACCGTTTTGCCGGGAGCCGTTGTTGCCCTGAAGACGAACTCGGGGGATACCACGGTGGATGTACAAGTGAAACCGGGAACCAAGGTTGTTTATTGGGCCGCGGAACCGAGCGCTGATGCCGAAGAAGGTACTGTCCCTCCAGTAAAAGCCGCCTACGACAAGTTTGAGAACAGTGGCGTCGTTGTGGCCAATGAGCAAGGGATTGCCAAGTTGGTTTTCAACAAGGGTACGAGTTATGTTGTGCCGAGTGGCCGAAAAATTGAGAGCCACGTCCATTACCGTGAGTTTGGAGAGGATGGAATGATGGGACCGGTGAAGAGTGTCTTTGTTTAAGGACGAAGTCCGACCAAAGCCCTCTCTGAGACTGAAGGGCGAACTCCACGCAATAAAAAAAAACAATCGGTTTTTATTATTTGTTATATTTTTATTGTGTTTTTTAATAATGTTTTTACACTTTTGGACATTTCACACGTTAGGAAAATGCCGAATTTTATTATTTTATTATATTAATAAAATTAAAATAATATCAATTTAAAATTATTTATATTTAATAATTAAATATAAATATATTTAATATGGAAATTGAAATTACAGATTTAAAATTTAATAAATTTGCTATTATACTAGATAATGTATTTACTAAAGAAGAGTGTGATAGTTTAATAAAATTATCTGAAGAAATGCCTGAAAATTATGAAATTGCTAAAATTAGTTATGATGATGAACAAATAATAGATAAAAATTATAGAAACAATCAAAGATGGTTAAATTTTGATAAAAAATTAGCAGAAACATTTTTTAAAAAAATAAAATCCTATATTCCTATTGAATTTGAAGGAAACTCTGTTTCTTGTTTAAATGAGCGTCTTTCTTTTCTTAAATACTCAACAGGCGAATATTTTAGAGCACATGAAGACGGTTATTACATACGACCTGACAATTCAGAAATAAGTTATATTACAGTGCAAATATATTTAAATGATTTAAAAGAGGAAGATGGAGGAGCAACAACTTTTATAAAAGATACATATAATAGAATATATCAAGATTACAGTATAATTCCAAAAGTAGGTAGAGTATTATTGTTTGAACATGATATTGAACATGAAGGTTCTATATTAAAAAATGGATTAAAATATTGTATTAGAACAGACGTTATGTATAGTATAAAAAATAATAATAATGAAATATAAATAATAAATTATACATTGCCTTAAAATCGGCATTTTACACCATTGAAGAATTTATAACTTGTAAAAATGGGACATTTTAATTCTCCAATGGCGCGGTTCCCGAAGGGTAGTAACGATTTGAAATGACACCCCGTAGGGGTGCGGTTTTAAATCTTCACCGGTATAAATCTTCACCGGTATAAATGTCAAAAGGTGTAATAATATTTTCTAATAATGTTTTTTTAATAATGTTTTAATAATGTTTAATAATGTTTTTAATAATGTTTAATAATGTTTTAATAATGTTTTTTAATAATGTTTTTTATTGTGTATTCTATTGGAGACAACTTTATTCAATCAATTCCGTAAAGAGCGAGATAACTTTTTCATAGGGTGGCAACAAGGATAGGTCAATCGGTTGTTTGTTGCCATCAACCACGGAAATCTCTTCGTTCATCGCCCGCATCATGACATCCAATGGTATGATTTGGACATTGTTACCGCGGGGATTAAACGATTGTTGTCCGTAGTGGATTGCCTTGACATCTAAGACACAATCGTATTCCAGAATATTTACGTTACCGAAATCTTCAGTTGACGCATTGGTTATCCTCTCTAAGAACTCTTCTTTTTCAAAGAAGGGGTCCAAATTATATATAATGTCTTTGTATGCAGCGTTGATTTCATCCGTATTTCTGTCGCTAATATTAACTTTGCGTAATATGTATCTGTAAGTTGCGTAGTTGCTTTTGGTCATCTGGGTTATCAAGTCGTTCAGCTTGAACTTGAGTCCGATGTTTACTTCGTTGTGGATTTCTTGCATTTTTTAGTTTATGTATGTGTAAAATAGTATTGTTTGATTTAATTATGGTTTGGATTAAATTAGAATAAAGATTTCAATTTCTCGGGGTGAAACTCACCCCCGAGAAACACCTTTCCACAAAAACGTGTCGTTTTCGTGTCAAGCAATTTTTCAAGCGGAGTCTATAAGAAACACCATCTATAAAAAAGAATCAATGCCTCTATATCACGATTACTTCCTCTTGTTGGTTCTCCGCCGCCGCAGGCGGCGTGTCCTTCCTCCGCGTCGCGAATGCATAGAATACATCATAGTATTTTGTGGATATGGGTTGGAAGAATTGCTATCCACATATTTTGATACATCTTTCAGCTTTGAACACCCAAAATGAGTAAATGGTTTGCGACACAACGGACATTCCGGAAGTTCGGTTCGGTTGCTACTTATTATTCCGCGAATACAATCTTTACACACCGAATGGTTACATATACGTGTTTTATCATAAAATAATTTGTTTAGGTGTTTGTCTTCAAGACATACGGGGCATTGGCAAACCCCGTTACAACAATCTTCTGTAGTCGCCGTTTTTGTCACAATCGGTAAATTAGATGTTGTTTTTGCCATTAAGTGTTTTTTGGACATTCTTTGCGTATATATATATATTTAGCATATACGTAAAACGATGGAGATATCTTATTTCTTCAAATGCGTAAAAACGGCAATACATAATGCCGAAAATGTTCGTCATCCTTTTCGGGATGGAATTGGAACCCAAGCCATTTTTTAGTCGCGGCAATATTGATGAAATCGTCCATGCGCTGTATCACGGTCCAGTCATCTGGTAAATCCAATACTCGGTCATAATGGTTGAAATAGAGGCTCAACGGTGGAGACTTTCTCAAGGGCTTGGGTTTTTGTTTGTCAGTCGCCCGTCGGCCTTTAAATAACTGGCCTTCCACGACTTTGCCCCCCGATTTGAGCGCAAGGTACTGGAACCCAAAACAAATGCCAATAACATATACGTCTTTCGCTAAAAACGGGTCCAACAACGGTAATTCGCGGTGCCGCAAAATCCTCTGTCTAGACCCCGTAATAATGACGTGGCGAATGCTTGTCGTCGGTTTATAATGTTCTAAATCCGCGTATTTTACGATTTGATATACGATGTCGTGTTCTAACAATCGTTTTTCTAGGTCTTTCTTGAACACGTCAAAATAGACCACCAAAATCATTTGATTATATTACTTGCGAGATTTGTTTATGCCAACGTGTTTTATCCCGGCAACACTTGTTTATTCTCCGCAATCTTATTCCGTATGATATACACGGCTGAAATAAACAGCAACGTGATTTCGGTGGAGTTGTTTGTGAAATACTCCCTTTAGGGAGCGTTTCTCAAGGAGCTCGGGATACAGTTTCAGCTTATCATCGGGTTGAACACTGTAATAGTTCCACAAAACAGATGTTGAGGAGACAGAACAACAAAGACAAGCTATTGGTGCTACGGTTAAAAACATAAAAATGAGACCACGGACAAAGAAATGGCCGTGTATGGCAACGGGGTGTTCATAATTATGTTATTAGAGGGATGTGTTTATGTTTTTGCGGGTAATAAGTTGGTATTACAATAAATAATTTCGTTCGTCCAAATCAACCGCCGTACACGGTTTGTTTGCCAAAGGTCCTGGTTTTTCACGGTGTACATAGAGTTTATATCCTGCGATTGATATGACCAATGTCCCGAGAACTATACCAACAATCATCCATGTATAGTTAGATGATATTATCAACGGTTGGTCCGTAGGACTTGTTGAAGGTTTTCCAGAAGGTTGTGACGTAGGTTGTGACGTGGGTCTTGGCGAAGGTTGTGGTGTAGGTATTCTCGAAGGATGTATAGAAGGTCTTGGAGAAGGGTTTGGAGAAGGGTTTGGAGAAGGGTTTGCGGAAGGGTTTGGAGAAGGGTTTGGAGAAGGGTTTGGCGAAGGGTTTGGTGAAGGATTTGCGGAAGGGTTTGCGGAAGGGTTTGGTGAAGGTTGTAGAGAAGGGTTTGCGGAAGGGTTTGGTGAAGGTTGTAGAGAAGGGTTTGGTGAAGGTTGGGGAGAAGGGTTTGGTGAAGGTCTTGGAGAAGGGTTTGGAGAAGGGTTTGCTGAAGGGTTTGGAGAAGGGGTTAACGTCTGGTTTAGGCCTCTCACTGTTCCTTGTATCACCACCAATATTACAAGTAAATAAATATTCATCATCTAGTTTGTATTGGTATAAACCCTATAAGTCAATTTCATTTTTACATAGAGGGAATCGATTCAATGATTTATTCAGCATTTTGTATAAAATTGAATTATTTTATACAAATCCAGATGAAACAAATAAACTCAAACAATACACACTGACATACAAATACAATGGACTACGAAAAAATGAACGTTGCCGAGCTTAAAAGCTTGTGTAAAGAACGCGGAATCGCCGGATTTAGTGGTAAAAAAAAGGCGGATATTATAATGTTGTTATCTCGCGATGAATCGTGCGCGTCTGGAGAAGTGATTGCCACGAAATCGTCATCTTTGGAGGAATTAAAACCATTTCGACCTCACCAAACGGAGGCGGACGACGCAATTTACGAAGAGTTGCGTACTGCCAACAAATGCATCGTGAAGATGTTTTGTGGAACCGGCAAGTCGCTTCTGATGCGCAAATGTAAGTCTGCTCAAAACCAACAACTTGTGGTCTATGTGTTTCCATCGCTGTCGCTCATCGACCAATTTTGTACGGACTATTTTACCGAGGTTGGATTCGCAAGTCCTTTCAAGATTTCGTCCGATAAAGACATGAAAGAGTCTGAAGACGCAAATGGAAAAAAAACAACTAAAAAAACTTCAACAACCAATCCAGAAGATATTATTAATTTTATAAAAGAAGGACAAAATAAAATTATATGTGTGACATATCAAAGTTACAAGACCCTATTGGACAATCTTGGTTCAACTAAAATAGATGTGTGTATTTACGACGAGGCACATCACGCCGTCGGAGAGACATATCAGAAACTCATATTTGAACAAGAAGAATCCGTTGTTAAACAAATCTTCTTAACGGCTACACCCAAAAACGCAAATGGCATAATCATGTACGACCGAGACAATTTGGATGCCGGAATGTGTGGTAAATTGGTTTATAATTACACATATTTACAAGGTTTAAGATATGGATATTTAAATCCGTTTGAAATCCGTGTGGATATGTATACTGAAAATACCAAGAGGTCTGTATATGAAAGCATCGCCCGTGCGATTCTTGTGAGTGGAAACAATCGGGTACTAACCTTTCACGCAGAGGTAAGTGCCGAAAGTGAAAGCGAGTATTCCGTACTTAAATTCGCAAAAAAAGGAAAATGCGAAGAGTTTGAAGATGCATTTACAAAAGTTTTGACAAATGAGTTTCCGGAAAAGGCTGGCGCATATACTAAGTTCGAAATGATTGCGCTCGATGCGTCTACTCCAATGAACGAACGCAGAACCATTTTGGATAAGTTTGACACAACTTTAGACAATGAGGTGTATATCATATCTTCGTGCGAAACCATTGGCGAAGGAATTGACACCAAGAACGCGAATATGTGTGTCTTCGTAGACCCGAAATCGTCGTTTGTGAAAATCATCCAAAACATTGGTCGTATTGTTCGCCCACAATCAAAACCCTCGACGGTTCTTATTCCGTGTTGGGTAGATAAAACCAAATATGTTGGTTGCGACGACCGAGAAAAGTGCGACGAGGTGATACGGTCGGATTTAAACAAGAACGGTAATTTCAACGGCATTTTGAATGTTTTGAGTGCGTTGAGGCAAGAAGATGAGGATTTGTATGATATTTGCTTACATTACCCGGACACTTATTCTCCCCAAGAGATCCGAAGCAATTTGGAAAAACACGGCTACAAGGTGTTGGATCAAGTTGGAGATGGTGAATTGGTCGAGACGATGGAATACTTGTTGGATACGGATATTGATTATGATGACTATGAGGATTGTGAGACAAATGAGGAAATGATTATACGAATTGCGGAAGACAATGATGTTTGTGTAGAGGTTCATACAAACTCTTTTGAAAATCAGAAAGAAAAATATAATTCAGAATGTGAGAGTGGGGAGGTTATCCGTCTTTATAAGGAAGAAGACGATGAAGGAGAAGGAAACCAAGTGTATTGTCCGATTGTGAAAAAATGTGGAAAAAGAAAAGGTGATGGTTCAATTAAAGCGTTGGATAGAAAAGATAGAATCAAAATCGATGTGCATACCAATCCAGATGTAAAGATTTTGTGGAAGTTGGTAGGTGATTTTACGAAAGAGATTTGTAGTTGCGTTTTGGAGTGTGAAGTTGTAGAATATGACCCAATGGAAGTTGCTGTTGCGATTGTTGAAAGAGCAAAAGAGAGAGAAAGAAATGGCGGAGAATTAATGCCAAAAAATAAGCATGATAAATCACAGGAAACAAAAGATGCTTGCTATTTAATTAATAAGCGACAATGTCTAAAAGGTAAAGGAACATATTTATTAAATGAAGATGTAAATAAATATTTAGATATTAATTTAATTGATTGGAGAAAAGAAAAAAATAATGAAGAATTTGCAATGAATAATTGTAATTTGTTAATTGAATGGTATAACAAGAATGAAAAAAAAATACCAAAACAATATTTAAAAAAAGATAGGATTGGGAATGAGGAAGAACATAATATTGCTATTAAACTTTCAAAAATAAGAGAAATCTATAAAAAGGGATACTTGTATAGTTCGGTTGAAATAAAATTAGATGAAAATATTCCAGAATGGAAAAATGATATTGATTTGAAAATTAAAGCACTAACCCATGCAGTCCAAATTATTGAACGAGCACAAGAAAGACAAAAAAATGGAGGCAAGTTATTGCCTAGTTATAAAGACATAGAAATAATGAAAAAAAAGAAAAACCCAGAAATACCAATAACAATAATAGAAACACAAGAAATTGAGAATAATGATAAACAAAAATTAGGATATTGGAAGCAAGCATTGGATGGCACAAACAGAGGGGAATGTCCAAATAATGTTCGTGATATTTTAGATAAAAACTTACCAGGGTGGAGAGATAAACACGATTTACGTAATAAAGCACTTGAACTTGCAAAAAATATTATAATTCGTGCGAATGAACGTAAAAAAAATGGAAGAAACATGATTCCAAAAAATTATTATAAAAAAGAGGATAAATTAAATCCAATTCTAAAACAAGAAACAAGTGATTATGGTAAATTATCTCGTTGGCGAGATGCTTTAGATGGTAAAAAGATTGGTCAATGTATATGTCCGGATGAAGTACGTGATATTTTGGATGAACATTTGAAAGGATGGAGAACCCCAGTAGAAGAAGAAACCACCAAACCCAAGAAGTCGATGAAACTTAAAGAACCTTCCGTAAAAAAAGAAACTCCAGAACAAAAACGCATTCGCACCAAATCCGAACTCTCAGTCTTACACCAAAGATACAAAACACTCGCTTCTCAAAATCTTCAAAAAGAGTTTCAAGATAATCAGGAACTATGGCATCGATACCACGCTGTGTCTGAAGAAAACGAAAAATCCTTCCCCGAGGAATCCATTCCTCGCAACCGTATTATTCAGGAATTGACTCAAATAAAAACAAAGCGAACACGTTCCGTTGTGGATATGGGGTGCGGAAAGGCGCAGATTGCCGCGCATTTTGAAAATGATAAGCGTTTCTCCTTTATCAACTACGACCACGTATCATCCAAAGAAAATGTTTTAGTCCAAGACATATCTCGAACACCATTAGAAGATGATTCAGTAGAGATTTGTATCTTGTGCTTGGCAATGTGGGGGTCGAATTGCCACGATTATGTGAGAGAGGCTTACCGCATTTTGGAAAGCGGCGGAAAGTTGTATATTATGGAAGCGACGAAGCGCTGGACAAACGTAGTGGAAGCGACCACAAGCGAAGTGGAAGCGACCACAAGTGAAAGCTTAGCAGAAGGTGGAGCACCTGCAGATAAATTACAGACCCTACTGGAAAACTCCGGGTTCCAAATTGCCAAATCATCAATTGAGAAGTTTTGTCTCTTTGTATGTACCAAAATGTAATAGCCCCAAATGTTCCCTTATCCAAATAATATAGAGGCTGCTCCTCTATGTTATCCAATGAAATACTACGAAACCAAATACGAAGAATATCTGCGCTCCGTCCAGCACTACAACATCCACCCCAACTTGTCCATCGGCCTCCCCGACTCTATCAACCAGCTCACCAATCTCATTTTTTACGGCCCGCCCGGCTCCGGCAAGTATTCGCAGATGTTGTACGCCATCCAGCGTTACAGTCCATCCGCCCTAGAATACGACAAGAAAATGTACGTCCAGACCGAGAAATACGCCTACCAGTTCCATATCAGCGACATCCACTACGAGGTGGATATGGGGCTCCTCGGATGTAATGCCAAGCAAATCTGGCACGACGTGGTCCAGCAAATCGTGGATGCGGTGTCTGTGAAACACGACAAAATCGGCATCGTCGTCTGTAAGAACTTCCACGCGATTCACAGCGAGTTGTTGGAGATTTTCTACAGTTATATCCAGGAATACCGGAACAAGTTGTCCTCTATACAGCTGCGATTCATCTTGATGACGGAGCATCTCGGATTCATACCCAACAATATTCTGGAGACGTGCCGCGTGGTGTCCGTGGGACGGCCGACGAAGGAGGCCTATATGGAGATGCTCGTCCAGCAGCCGAAGCTGCGCAAATACACGAAATCTGGCGAGGCCACCATAGAGGAAGAGTTCGTCCAGAAAATCTCCAGTTGCCGCGGCCGCATCTTGGCACAAGACGCCGTGGACAAGACCGACGAGGTCTTGGCGGCGCTGGATGTGCGCAATATTTTGAATATGAAAGAGCTGAATTATTTCGGGAAGTTGTCGGGGGTGGATCAGTTGCCCAAAGAGGTGTTCAATATCGTGTGTAATGCGATTATTGAGCAGATGCTGGAGCCGGCGAAACTCGTCCACGCCAGTTTCCGCGACGCCATCTACGACATTTTCATCTACAATTTGGACGTGGTGGAGTGTATGTGGTACATCTTGGAATATATGGTGCGGAATGGGCGGCTCGTAACCGCCGATGTTAGTGACATCCTCACTCGTATGTACGGGTTCTTGAAATACTTTAACAACAATTACCGCCCGATTTACCATTTAGAGAGTATGTTCCATTATATGATAATCAAAATCTTCGGCTACAATGAACTCCCGGCAGGCATATAAAGTATTGGAATTGGAGCCGGGTGCGGCGCACGAGACCATTCGGCGTCAATACAAGATGTTGGCGCTGAAATACCACCCCGACAAGAACAAGGCGGAAGGGGCGGCGGACAAATACCGGGAAATCAAAGAGGCGCACGATGTGTTGTGCTCTAGCAGTAAGGGTCCTTTAGACCCTTCTACAGGTCCTTTAGGACCGAATGTAAGCGGATGGTTCTCCACAGGCTCCTCTACCTATGCCCGAACCGCCGCGGACTTCTTTGAGATGATTTACAACGACGAGCAACTCCAGCGGCGGATATTCCACCCTCTCTTGATGCGTGTAGTGGGGTCGTGCGAAGAAAAGGCGCTGGATATGTTTAAAAAGATGGAGAAGAAGAAGGCGCGAAAACTGTATGACATATTGATGTTGTACCAAGACACGCTCCATTTGTCGGCGGACATTCTTGTGAAAATCCGCGGCATTGTAGAGGGTGCTGAAGAAGAAGGTTCTTCAGAACCTACAATAGAGGACATCGTGGTTCTGAATCCCAACATAGACGATTTGTTGAATCAGTCAGTATATAAGTTGAAACAGGAGGACGGCACAACCCTGTTCGTGCCTCTATGGCATCGGGAGCTGGAATACGACGGGGTTTTCGTGGATTGCTTGCCGACGTTGCCTGATAATGTAGGGCTGGACGAAGACAATAACATCCACGTGAATTGTACGCTAAAAGTCGCCGATTTATGGGACAAAGAAGAGGTTGAAATCTGGGTGGGGTCTCGCGCGTACAATTTAGATATAAACCGATTGCGCCTGGTTTCCAAACAAGTGGTACAGATGGAGGGCCTGGGGATTCCGGTGCCGAATGAGGCGGATATATTCAATGTCTCGCGTCTGTCCAGTGTTTATGCCCACGTTGAAATTGAGATTTGATAACCCTTCGTCCTTATCTATTAGTTCTCCTTCTCACAAAGGAATCCAGAGAGGATTGTTGTTTATTCACGCGCCCTCCCCAGAATGAGGATGTGTTGATACTGGTTTCTTCCACTTCATCGGTCGCATCGGCTTTATCAGTCGCGTCTAGAGACGCATCGGTCGCATCGGCTTGGCCGAAGAGAACCACCTCTTCCTCTGACGAGTCCGTCTCGTCATATCCCTTTCGCGCGCACTTGTCTTCGTAATCCCGCATCTCCAAGTGTTTCACAACGGTTCGTAAGCATTGTTCTATCACATCGTCCAGTTCATTCGTGGTCTGGGTCGCCGGGTCGTCTAAATATTTCCCCAACAAGGTCTGAATGCGCGGACGCATCTTCGCAACTTTGTCATAAAATGTCTTAATCTCCGCCGACTTGTCCGGCATCATATTCGCCAAATAGTTGTTGTATTTCTTCTTGCTCGTCAGCAATTTGAGTGTCAATTCATCCAATGCGTTCATAGTTTGAGAGAGGGATATACAACATAAAGATAAACGATTAACACAAATATACTGCTTGTGTTAATATGAATAAGTTTCTACAATACCGCGATTCCGTCGCCTCCAAAATAGACATCCAGTTATCCACGTTCGGTCTGGCCTGCCAATGCGACTACGTTGTTTGTAATCGGTTTTTCGGCGATTTCCCCAAGTGGAACATAGACCCCGAATGTCTCGCCGATGTCCCCCATGGGGGGCGCATATTCCTAAATTGCGTGGATTCCAACTACGCAGTGTATCGGGACACCTTACATCGCGTTTTTGCGGCGGCCTCTTTCAAGAAATATGTCTTCTACATTATGATAGAGCCCGAATATGGAATCCTGGATATCCTTCGGGATATTTGCCGATATTCGTGCGGGTTTTATGTGAATTGTAATGTGGTGGATGACCCGCGCGTCCACAATATGCCCATTGGGATTCGCGACGGAGGAGAGGTTTTAGATTTCCATCGCGGGTTCAGCCAGAAAATGTTGCTAAACGCCCATGATAAATGGATTGGCACAAGTGGTAACGGAACAAGTGTTAGCACACATGTTCGGGATATCTTGTGCCTCCTCTGTTTCTCCTACACCCATCCCGAGAGGCGGCGGTCAAATAATATGCTCTCGGGTAAATCGTTTATCACAGACTTGAATAAAGATTCCGATAAATATAAAACAACCCAATTGGGGCTTCTAGGTAAAGTGCCCGTGGAATACAACTACGAAATGACCGCGCGGTCCGTTTACGCGATTTCGCCGCGGGGTTGTGGAGAGGCCACCCACCGATTCTTTGAAGCCATTTATTTGGGGTGTATCCCGGTCGTCAAGCGGACGAATACGGTGTTTGACCGCCTTTATGTGCTGTATCCTTGCTTAATTGTGGATGACTGGGACCAGATAACGGAAGAATTGTTGCTGGCAAATCGGTTGGGTCTAGAAACCAAGATGGTGGCGTTCAAAGAGAGGTTCCCGGGGTGGTTTCAAGACCCGGCGACCATTCGGGAAATGATGGACTTAATGTAATGGCCACTAATGTAACGGCTGTTAGAGGTGCCTGGGTTATTGTAATGGCCTTGATGTAATGACCTTGATGTTAGAGGTGTCTATGAATCACGCATTCGCGACTTTAGTTTTAATGATTCTGCCGTAAGCGCAATCCCAGCAATACTCGTTCCAAGAGATACCACATATGGTATACCAATGACCCATTTCTGTCCAGCTTCAGGGATATTGAGCGACGACAATTGTCCGGAATATACGAAAGCTATCAGAAACGAAAACGCACTAATTAGTACGTCAAAGGATGCTTCAAACTGGGGATAAATCTTTGCGCCATCTTTGTATTCTTTGAAAAAGTTTTCCATTGAATAGGTTTTGCCCTTTTCTTTAGTTTCACCCGTCAAACTATACGCCATTTTGCGATAAGCATTGTCGGTTTTGTGGTTGCCCGTGATTTTACCTTCGTGTTTTTTCTGAACAATGGCCGTGCTGACATCTACAAGTATGATGAGAGAGGCCAGAATCAGAACGAATGGAACTAGAACAAGGAACCCGATGATGAAATATCGGTAGTTCCAAGCGAAGTCGGACCCTTGGAAAAGAGGACCCAAAGTCGTTACCAAGCTTTCTATTAGTGCCGTTTTGCCCCCTGCCGTGAATATAGTGAACATAATGAACGACAACAACATCGTCAATAATCCCCAGTATTCATACCACGTTTTTTTCAAATAGACGATACTCACGATAAATGACAGAATCACAAATACAAACTGGCGTTTCGTGTCTGTGAAAATACTATCCCAGGTAGGCATATCAATATATATACCGGTGAGGAATTGAAACCGCACACCCCGAAGGGGTGTGTGGTATCAATTCCTCACTGGTACCGCTCCCTTGAAGATTTAAAACGGCACGTTTTCAATCTCCAAGGGTGTATATTGAGATGTCAAATAATCAGGTACCTTCGGTTAGAGGTACCTTCGGTTAGAGGTACCTTCGGTTAGAGGTACCGAATATCGCTTTATATAGCAATCTTATACGTTTTTCGTATCCAATCCACCAACTCTTCTTTCTCACAAACCCCGAATCCGTTCTCAAAGTTCCGCAAATCATAGAATCGTGGTTTCACCATCTTCTCCGTCTTATAGAAAATGTACGGCCCGAACTTGCCGTTGCGGATACTGAGGTCGGGAGTAAGTCGGCGCAAGATGGTGCGCGATGGTGCCAGGTCGGCCTCTATGACCGGTAAGACATCCGCGAGCACAATCGTGTCAAAAGGTTTTTTGATATCTTTGAGCGATATTCGGGTGGGGTCTTCTTTTTTGCCGGATTCATCCTTAACGGAGGAATCCTTAACGGAGGAATCTTTGTCCTTGGGTCCAAGTTCCACGTAGGGGCCATATTTGCCGGTTTTCAAGACAACTGTGCGGTCACCATACTTCCCCAGTTCGCGCCCCGACATTTCCGCTAAATCCGCAAGCGTATATTTGCCTGCCTCTAGTGTATCCATATCTATAACCAGGTCCTTCTTAATGGCGCGGAACACCGGTTTCCCATCTTCTTGCTTATCTGTCTTATGTTTGAGAACCGCGCCGAACTTCTGGAACACCACCACGTAGTCGTCGTCCACCGAATACGCCTTTTTCTCCAAGGTATCAATCGCCTGCGTGAGTCGCCCAATCTCATCGTGGCATTCCCGGCAAACCTGGTGCCACGGTTCTTGGCCCGATGCCACGGCGTCCAGCCTCTCTTCCATCTTCTTCGTATAATCAAATGAAAACAGGTCGCTGAAATGCTGATAGAGGAACTCGACCACGACGACGCCCATGGGGTCAATCACCAGTTTCTGGTGTTCCGCGCCCATTATTTTGGTGACGGTTTTTATTTCAAAGTCGGCGTTCTGTGATTGTCCGGTAAAAGGTGTCTGTCTCAACGTGTATTCGCGGCATTCTACGGGGGTTCCTTCCACATCTCGCTTCTCTACATATTTGCGGGTCTGAATTACGTCGGTGAGCATCGCGAATGTAGATGGACGCCCGATGCCATTGTCGTCCAGCGTTTGAATAAGACTGGCCTCGGAATAACGCGAATGTCGGTGCGAGAACCCGGGCACAGATTGGATGTAGTTGTATTGGACAGGTTTGCCCTTGAGCGCGTGGAATCGGAGAATCATCGCGCCTAGGTCTGAAGATTTATCTGACCCCGAAGATTTATCTGACCCTGAAGGTGCGTCTTGAGAAGTCTTGCTGTCGTGTGAAGGTGAAGACTTGTCTTGTGCGTCTTGGAATCCCCCAAACTTGGGTATCTCAATGGTGTGTTTATAGGTATGGCCAAGGGGTGCGCTGATGGAGAGAGGCAACGTATTGTAGGTCGCCGCCGACATACAACTCTGGACGGTGTTTAACCAGATGAGTTTATAGAGGCGACCGATGGTCGCACTTGCTTTGTCGCCCACCAAGACCAGCTCGCGCATCTGGATATTGGTCGCACGAATGGCTTCATGGGGATTGTTCGTGTCGGTATTGATGGGCAACAAGGTCGCGACATGTTTCGGCGACCATTTTTCCGCAATATAGGCGGTGGCCTTCTCTACAAACTCGGGGGCGTATTTGCGGTTCTCCGTTCGCATATAGGTGATATGACCCAGTTGGTACAAAGTCTGACAAGCGGACATCGTTTCTTTGGCGCCGAGACGCATCGTGTTGTTGGCCGCCTGTAGGAGCGCCGATGTATTGAAAGGTTTCGGCGGGGCTCGTTCGGCGAGACGCTGTTCGCCCGCGACGAAAACGTGCGACCACGTCTTGGATGCCTTTAAAAACCCCTCTACCTCGGCGTCTTGTTCAAACTCTTGGTCCAACGTGAATATCGTGTTTTGCGGGAAAAACGCGGCCTGGACGCGGTGTTTCTTTGTAGCAACCTCTTTCGCTTTCTGTTCGTTATCATACACGAGCTTGAGAGCGGGAGTCTGGCACCGACCGGCAGACAAGGCGTTCTCGTTATTGCGGCACACGTGGCGCCACAAGAGCGGACTGACGCCGAACCCCACGAGCATATCCAGGACTTGTCGGGCTTGTTGGGCGCGGACCATATTCATATCAATGAGACCGGGATTGGCGACGGCTTTCAATAACGCAGGTTTGGTTACCTCGTGGAAAAGGATGCGGCGTGTGGTTTCTACGGGGAGCCCGAAGACCTGGCAAATGTGCCAGGCGATGGCTTCGCCCTCGCGGTCGTGGTCGGAGGCTAAGATGATGCTAGAAGCCGGATATTCGGCAATGGTTGCGCGCATCTTGGCCACGTGGTCTTTCTTCTCGGGGTCAATCACGTACTTGGGTTCAAAGTCGTTTTTGATGTCGATGGATTTTATACCGCCATCTATTGTGCGGATGTGCCCGAGACAAGAAATACACTTGTAATCGGAGCCGAGATATGACTCAATGCTCTTACATTTGCTGGCGGATTCCACGATGATGAGGTGGCCCTTTTGTAAAGGGGGCTTTTTTATAGAAGGAGACGCCTTTGGCGCCGAGGTCTTGGGCTTAGGTTTTTCAAGGGCAACTGGTATATCGGCGACGGTGGTGGTTTTCTTCTTGGGTCCCATTATCTAAAATACATAAATAATGTTTATGTGTTTTCCCAAAGTTGTATTATGAGAACCTCTATTCTGCCGCCAAATAATTGCGCCCATTGTATGCTATGGTGGTCATACCCAGACACAACAAAAACAATTTATCAAACATAGATAAGATATAGGATTCTTGGAATGCAATGTAAGTGAGATAAGGGCCATAAATGAAAATATCAATTAAGCGTACAGATTGTGTCTTGCCTCTATTAGTTGCGGTAAACCATCCGATGAAAGCAAAGGCGATGGAGCATATTATGAGAATCGGGGTTGTGTTCATTATATATTATATGGGTGGTATAAAGAAATGAATGAACAAATATACACCATTGAACATTTTTACAAGTTATAAGACCTTGTAAAAATCTTCACCGGTATAAATGATTGTCCGCTTTTGTCCTTTGTCCGCTTTGTCCGCTTTTTTCAAAGTATTCTCATGAGGCAACCATTTTTTAAAGACTCTTGAAAAATGCGGACAAAGCGGACAAAGGACAAAAATTGGCAAACCTTATAATGGCGGATTTGAAGGGTGTTTTTATAAAGAGGTTTTAGAATAATTTTCCTTTTTCCGCTTTTTCCGCTTTTTCAAAGAGTCTTTATAAATTATTGTCTCATGAGAATACTTTTGAAAAAGCGGAAAAAGCGGAAAAAAAGGAAAAAGGGAAAAAGAAATCCAACCCAAAAATGATTAGTAATTCAATTAAACAAATATTTATTTCTTATTCTTCCTACTCGCCTTCGGTCTTTTTCTACGAGACTTTCTTCCACCTCTCTTTTTGCCAAGAATACTAAGTATCTCTGTTTTCACTGGGTCTTTTAGTGTGGACACAAGCGATAATGGCGTTCGGTATTCATCGTTTTCGGCATGTATGTTTGCTCCGGCATCTACTAATAGTTGGACCAGTGTCTTCAGATGGGCTCTATCACGAATGAGCTTGAGTACCAGATGAAGTGGGGTATCATTTGAATCCGTGTTCACATCATTTATAGAGGCTCCCACTTTTATTAATGTTTTCAATACATTTGTGTGACCTTCTTGTGCCGCCATTATAATCGCGGTTCCCGCGTCACTCCGGTGATGGATGTTGGAACCGGCGGCTAATAATTCTTTCACGATGTCGTTGTTCCCTGCTTGAGAGGCAAGGATGAGCGCGGTTTCACCGGTGCTATTTGCTAGATGAACGTCGGCGCCTTTGACCAACAAATCTGTGGCTATCGCGGTCTCGCCATACTTAGATGCTTTCATTAGGGCAGTTTCACCCTCTCTATCTAGTTGGTTTATATCGACAATGGACGTATTGTGTTGTGACATATATTATTTGGAGATAATATATGACTAAAAACTTGTAGGATGGAGTTCCCTTAAAAACTCATGAATCTATCAAAGTATTGTTTCGACACAATGATTCTGATTGCTGCCAGATTGCCACTACTCGGCCTTCTCTTGCCATCTTCCCCTTTTGACACAGTCCCATTCATGTAGTTGCTATAATGGACATATGCATCATACAGTGAGACATGCTGTGTCACTTGGCGCCATCCTTCGCACCCAAGACGGTCTTTCAAGTCTTCCATGGCCATCTGGATGTCTAACTGTTTGTCCCACATCTTGTTCTTCATTTTATAAATATATTTATCACCCTCTATTTCCACTTCGGTATAAAAGTACGTAATCAAGTCGCAAATATGTTTTTCACTTATCTGTTTCTCATGAATCTGGGTAGCCGATTCCCGCCTGGATTCGGACCACTTTTTGAACAAAACCGCGATTTCACTGATTTCCAGCTCCAATTCGGTCTCATCATGTTCCATTGTGTCATCCCAGAACTGGAGAAACTTACACACACTCGGCAAATATTTGCTGTTGATTCCTGTGAAGACATCTGCCTCTACATCGTAGTAGTCGGACAATCGCGCCGTCAGGTGGGTCTTCAATTTAGAGGTAACAATCACATTGGGCAAACGCTTGGCCTCTAAGAAATGCTTCCATAGATAAGACATATTCTTCCAAGATATCTTGATATCGGCCGAAGACACTTTCGTGTCTGCTTTCGTATCTATAGCTGACACTCCAATATACTCGCCCACAAACATATCCACCAATGTATCGGGACTGATGTTCTTCAAAAAGAAAACGGCATTCACCAGCTCGGAATCGTTGCTATATTTCAGCGCGTAATTGTCGGAACTTGTATATCGGTTCGCATAATGGCATGCAACACACAAAATGTCCAAGCCTCTATCATTCAACAACGAATCTGAATCCACATTGCCATTGAAATTGAAAATACGTATGTTGGAATAACTGTGGTCCGCGTGGTATTTGTATTTGAATGTCTGCGACAAATTACAACCAAACCATGACTGACACAAAGTATTGAGACGGTGTATAAATTGTTTGGCGGATGTGGGAATGATATGGATGAGAGAGGCGGGGTTCTCATCTTCGGTTAAGGTTGTGCTTCGCACTTCGGTCGCACCGCGTGTTTTCCCTACAATATTTTCGCCTAAAATCGTCAAAAAGTACTTAGCCTCTGTCTTTGTCTTGAAAATTGCCGGACAAAAAAGATTCAAAACCGCCTGAATTGTCTCGGATTCCGGTATCGCCTTGTACAAATGATTCTCCTTAATGCGTTTCATGATGGTGGCCTTGGTCTTGTGTTTCCACTGCATCAAGTTCGCATCTTTACTAATCGTGGAAAGCACATTGAACAGAATGTCGTCTTCTCCATAATTGCGGTAACGGTCGCCATTATAGTAAAAAAATGTCTCGGTCGCGGGATGATAGAAATACCGATTGTTATAGAGGAAATGCTGGATGAACGAATCCTGTTCGGCGGTGAGCTCATCAATACGCTGGCTTCGTTCGTTGTGGGTGCGTTCAATGTTTTCAAAGATGAGAGGCAACTGCGAACAAACATAATTGACCACTTTCTGTTCCATGAAAGGATTTTGTTCGTATTTTGCGTAGATTTCTTTGATAGCCTCTATGATTCGTTCTTGGTTTGACATTATTAAAAACAATATAAAAATGTGTTTATATCGTTTGTGAATTGCTTATTTGCGGCTCTTTCTTGTGGTTCGTCTGCAATGACTGCTCTTGGCTGTACGAGCATATTCACACGACTTGTATGCTCGTTTACATCGCTTAATGGTTTTTCTGCGGCATTTTACAGGGTTGGACATTCTATATTATACCGGTTGGTAAAAATGGCGACCCGCTTATTTCTTATTGCGTCGGCTCTTTCTGGCGGTCTTCTTGACATAGCCAAATTTGCCTTTTTCGGCGAAAAATCCGTGCTTCTCCAGCCTCTTCTCCTTCTTGGCGGTGGCGTGCTTCTTGGCACTCACAATGCGACCCCACTTGTTCATCACAAGCTGGGACTTGGTGAGTCCACCCGATGTCTTGTAGGCAGTGCCATTGTGGACTTGGGTGCGGGATCCGAATAATTCGGGGTATTTCTTTCCATGAACGTGATACATATCATCCTCTTGGCGAACAGGTTTCTTCATCTTCGTATATTACTGCCCCAGAAAAAAACGCTTGTCTAATTCGTAAGAGGCACAATGGTCGGCTGTCGCGGAACTAAACCCGGGCTCAACGTACTCATATCGTATACGGTGATGCGCCGCTTGCGTCCTTCATTTGTAGTGGATGTTAGCAATTGGCTATATCGCTGGTTCTGGCTAATATTGGGATTATTGCCGCCGGTCACAACCTTGTTATAGAGGACCGTGCGCCGCGAGTCACACCACTGGAGTCCGCGCCGCATACATTTGGACGATGTTGTATCCATATTATACATCAGTTTCAGAAAAAACAATGTCCGTGTCTTATGGACTAGACATTATGGGCCGTACCTTATGTCAATGATTATATTCATTCTTTATCCGCCTTCACCTTTCGTATCACCTTGACAACCTTTTTGGGACCGGTCGGCTCCGCGTTCTGGATTTGCTCGCGCACCTTCTTGTACTCGCCATACTTGGTCTCCAGCTGTTCCAATTCGTGTAGCCAGATTTGCTCCGGCGTCGTGCGCGTGAGAACATCCAACTCTTTCATCATATCGTCGCGCTCTTTGCGCAAGCGGTCCACGTTTTCCGCGGTCACCGAATCCATCGGCATTTTGACTAAATATTTGTAGTCGCCGTCCATCGGTTCAAACCCCGATTCGGCTAAAGTCTTGGCGACGGCCTCGGCGGATTTGCGGCGCAAGTCTATCTTGTCAATCAGTGTGTATTCAATGTACTTGGCGCGACTTGACAACAGCATCGTCTTCTTCGTCATATCCGCCAATAAATGGGCCTTGCGCGCCCCATACGCCGCCAGACGCACGCCGTAATAGTCGCGAATCAGCTCGTCCGTATTCTCGTACTTGGTCAGCTTCCCTTGGCCATTGAACATATGGATGTTGGATGTCTTCACCGTGGTCGTCAGTTTCAACAGCTTCTCTACACCATCAATTCCATTTGCGTCTTTCTGCGCAATCAGTTCATCTACACGCCCCTTGGGCAACACGACGCAAATATTGATGCCCACCTCGGTACAAAGCGATGTGAAGTCTTTGATTTGCGGGACGACCTTCTTGCCGTCTTTGTCCACGCCGCCGTCCATCATCTCTTCCAACACCTTCGTATAAGGCATCGTCCAGCGACCGACGGGGAGCTCTGTGATAGTAATTGTGTCTGGCCCAGTACGCTCATAGCGTCCTTTAATCAAGTATTTGTCGGCTTCTATCTTCTCAATGGTGCCGCGGAACCCCTCGTAGTAAGGCGTCAGCTCCACCGGAGCCGTGCCGCGCAACAGGGCGCGAACATACGCAATGAGGTCGCGCGGATTGTATGGCGGAACAGAGCACGAGAACCCCGTGCCAATACCGCGGATTCCATTCACGAGCGCAAAGGGGATGATGGGCACATAATGCTCGGGCTCCACCAGTGTTCCATCATCGTCTAAATATTTGAGAACGGCGTCGTCGGCGTCGGGGAACACGAACCGGGTAAGGGGATTGAGCATCGTGAAGATATATCTCTCGGACGCGGAGTCGTCGCCGCCCTGAAGCCGAGTGCCGAACTGGCCGTTGGGTTCCAACAAGTTGATATTATTGGAGCCGACAAAGTTCTGCGCCATATTCACGATGGCGCCGTTCAAACTCGCCTCGCCGTGATGGTATGCGCTGTTCTCCGAGACGTATCCCGAGAATTGCGCGACCTTGATTTCACTGGTGAGTCGGCGCTTGAATGCCGAGAACAGGATTTTGCGCAAACTGATTTTGAGACCGTCCATCGCACACGGGATGGAACGCGCGCAATCGTAGTTGCTGAAATGGATGAGCTCGCGGTCTATAAACTCGGTGTAAGACACGCTCGGGCGACTCGTGTTCAAGAATGCACTCTTGTCGTATTTCTCAATGAGCCACGTCTTGCGGTCGTTAGCGCGTTTGTCGTTGAAGACCTTGTCAACCACGTCGTCACTCGTGGCCGGTTCATAGACGAAATCCACGATTTTCTTATTGGCGAAATACTCCTTGAACTCCTCCGATTTGGATGTGCCTAAACCCTTGAAGTATTTGATTTTCCACGACGCGGCGACCAATTCGCCGAGCTGGTGTTTCCACGCGTCGTACTCTCCATTGTTGTAGAAGGAGAGTGTCTGTCCGCCCTTGGATGCGCGTAGGATGGGCGTGTTCATAAATGATATGAACCCGGGAATCTGCGTGAGCGACTTCCATTCACAGTGGAACAAGTTGATACAGAGACCCTTGATATGACTGCCGTCCGTATCTTGGTCGCACATAATCATGATTTTGCCGTAGCGCAACCGGGATTTGACGTCTTCTAGTGATTCATACGTGCGGCCATTTTCTAGGCCTAGGATTTTCTTGATGTCGGTGATTTCCTTGTTTTCCGTGATTTTCTTCACGGATTCGCCGCGAACATTTAGGAGTTTTCCGCGAAGTGGATAGATACCGATGACATTGCGGTCGGTGGTCGATAAGCCGGACACGATACCGGACATCGCACTGAGTCCCTCGCACAAAATCAAGATACAGTCGCCGGATTTCTCGGTGCCACTTTGATTGGCGTCCAAGAAGTTCTCAATGCCGCGAATATTCTTGGTCTTGGAACCGTCCGTCTTCTTGGCGGCGACGTTCTTCTCCTTGGCCTGGGTGAGGTCGCATGCGGTGTCCATCACGCCCATCTTGGCGACCTTCTCAATGAAGGCGTCGCCGACTGTACAAGACGACCCGAACTTGTTGGATGGCGTGTTCATGAAATCCTTCGTCTGACTATCAAACGCGGGGTTCTCAATATTACAACGCAAGAACAAGATGATTTGTTCTTTGATGGCGGCGGCGTTGACGCGCACCTTCTTCTTCTTCTCAATGAAGTCTGCCAGTTTTCGCACGATTTGCCCGACAATGTAGTCCACGTGTTTACCGCCCTTGTAAGTACAGATGCCATTGACGAATGAGACTTGCGTGAACTCTTGCGCCGGAGCGAGAGCGACGGCGTATTCCCAATGTCCGCATTCGGACGCCTCATAGACGCGTTTCGCATCATCCTTGCTCCCAATATACATATCAATGTATTGCTGGAAACTCTTGAATGGGCACGGGATGCCATTGTAGGCGAACTTGAGCTTCTTCTCCGTCTGGTCGGTCACCGCGCAAATGTCGTAGAATCGTTTCTTGAAGAGCGCGAGCATATCGGGCGTCAAGTTGGCGATACCGAATCGGCGGTAATCGGGCTTGAACGACACTTTCGTATAGGGTTTCGCGGCGGCGCCTTTCACCTTGGTAATCACGGGCGGTTCCACGACGTCCAGATTCTGCGAGAATCGCTGGAAGTATTTGAGGCCGCGCTTGTGGTCCACCGTCTCCACGTACCCTTCCGTTGACCAGATGAGCACGAGTTTGAACCCGAACCCGTTCTTTCCGCCGACGATGCGCTTCTCATCCTTGTCGTAATTTGTGGATGTGCGCAGTTCGCCGAATATCATTTGCGGAATCCACACGTCGTACTCGGGGTGTTTCGCGACGTCTATGCCGTTGCCGTCGTTCTCCATGACGATGGTTCCGTCTTCGGCGTTCACGTCTACATTGATGTAGGAGACGAGCTTTGTACCGTCAGGGTCCGCATCGTGGCGCTGAATCATCCGGACAACATGGTCGCGACAATTGACGATGCCTTCGTCAAAGAGTTTGTAGAGCCCGGGAATGTATTGGATGGTTTTGCGGAGAATCATCGTGTCTTCGTTTATCCAGAGGTTTTCATCCACATTCTCAATGGACCCGATATAGGTATCGGGGTTGTCCAAGATGTGTTGCTTGTCGGTCTTCTTTTGGTATTGCTTTGCGAGATTCATTGTTGCTGACATTTTGTGTATTATTATTATGCTTTTAAATAATAATACGAATTCGTTTTCAATTTTATGAAGTGAGGGTTTGGAACACGATGTTGCTGGTCATCGTTGCGTTCACTATAAACACGTAAAATTGCTGGATGAAGAACGTCGCCGATGCTGGTGCGGTAACGGTGCCTTTGGGTGTGATAGAGGTGCCGCTGCCAACGCCGGTGAAAGCAAGGGTGACTGCGTTTATATAATTGCTGGTTGCTGTGCTATTGTAAATCAGGGTGAACACATAGGAGCGATTCAGGATGAGAGGAAGATTGGATATATTGAGTGTTTGATTTGCGGAAATCGCTGTTGTAATGTATCGGACCATACCGTTGATGGTTCCGTCTCCAATTCCGTAGACGAGTGTGATGACGTTTGCGGCTGGCGTAATCGGGACCAAGTTTTCAGATACCGCGCTATAACGGAGCGTGCCGCTGACATCTAGATGATATTCGGGTGACAAGGTGTTGACACCGACGTTGCCGGTTCCGGCGTCGGCATAGAGGGAGATGCGGTCGCTGGTGTTTCCGGAGCCGTCGCGGTTTTCCACGCCGATTACCATTAAACCGCCGCTGGTTTCTTGAGTTAGTACTGGATTGTTGTTGTCAAAGTATTGAATGTATCCATAGTCGCCACCAACATTTGGAGAGGTGAATGTGATGGAGGACCTGCCGCCGGTGGTTGTGTGTGACAGGACGAGTGTACCAGTTGTTGCGGATGCCGTTGTGCCGAGGCCGGTTTCTGTGAATCGGACGTCCCCACTGACATCCAATGAATATATTGAGGATGGTTCGCGGTTGATACCGAGAGAACGCGATGCCGTTGCTGAGCCGATTTGGACATTGCCGTTGAAACTGGTGTCAAAAGAGAATGTGTTGGCACTGTATCCAGGAATAGAGGCGCTGATGGCCGCGCCATTTACAAGGATACTTCGGGCATTCAGGGTTCCACTGACATCTAGATGGTATCCGGGAACAGTCGTGTTAATACCGACAAAGTTTGTTCCCATTCCGATATGAACATTTCCATTCACGTCCAGGTCACCGCTAATATCTAGGGCATATGCAGTACTCGGAGTTTTGTTGATACCGACAGAAATGGTGCGTGTTGTCCCGAGTTGGATGTTTCCGACGAAGGATACATCGGTCAAACGAGAGGCATAGTTAAGTAACACAGAGTTTATACTAGCGTCAATGAACGTCTTGTTATAAAAGCTTGAGTTGATGCTGCTGTCAATGGCTGTCTTGTTGTAAAAGCTTGAGTTGATACTGGCGTCAATGGACGTCTTGTTATAAAAGCTCGTGTTGATACTGGCGTCAATCGCGTTCTTATTATAATAAAGAGCAAGAGACGCATCAATCGCGGACTTGTTGGAATAGAAGCCGAGAATAGAATTGACGCTGGCATCAATGGACGTCTTGTTATAAAAGCTCGTGTTGATACTGGCGTCAATCGCGTTCTTATTATAATAAAGAGCAAGCGAAGCATCAATCACAGACTTGTTGGAATAGAAGCCGAGAATAGAGTTGATGCTGGCGTCAATGGACGTCTTGTTATAAAAGCTTGAGTTGATACTGGCATCAATCGCGTTCTTATTATAATAAAGAGCAAGCGAAGCATCAATCACAGACTTGTTGGAATAGAAGCCGAGAATAGAGTTGATGCTGGCGTCAATGGACGTCTTGTTATAAAAGCTCGTGTTGATGCTGCTGTCAATGGTGGTCTTGTTGTAAAAGCTTGAGTTGATGCTGCTGTCAATGGACGTCTTGTTGTAAAAGCTCATGTTGATGCTGGCATCAATCGCGTTCTTATTATAATAAAGAGCAAGCGAAGCATCAATCACAGACTTGTTGGAATAGAAGCCGAGAATTGAGTTGATGCTGCTGTCAATGGACGTCTTGTTATAAAAGCTCGTATTGATACTGGCGTCAATCGCGTTCTTATTATAATAAAGAGCAAGCGACGCATCAATCACAGACTTGTTAGAATAGAAGCTGAGAATAGAGTTGATACTGGCGTCAATGGACGTCTTGTTATAAAAGCTCGTATTGATACTGGCGTCAATCGCGTTCTTATTATAATAAAGAGCAAGCGACGCATCAATCACAGACTTGTTAGAATAGAAGCCGAGAATAGAGTTGATACTGGCGTCAATGGACGTCTTGTTATAAAAGCTCGTGTTGATACTGGCGTCAATCGCGTTCTTATTATAATAAAGAGCAAGCGAAGCATCAATCACCGACTTGTTGGAATAGAAGCCGAGAATAGAGTTGATGCTGGCGTCAATGGACGTCTTGTTGTAAAAGCTCGTGTTGATACTGGCGTCAATCGCGTTCTTATTATAATAAAGAGCAAGAGACGCATCTACCACGGATTTTGTGGGAAGCGCATTAATGCTCGTATCCTGAACCCCATTGTATAAAAATAATTCATTAATACTCGGGTCTTTTACCGACCCAGTAACAACAAGAGAGTTTATATCTTGCCGTAAATTATTAATACTCAAGTCAGATGAATTCAATCTGTTGTATACTACTGTACCAAAGCTTGCATCACCCCGTATTGCGGTTGCGATTTCAGCCAATGTATCTAGTGCCGCCGGAGCAGTGCCAATGACATTTGTTATTTGGGTATTTACATAAGAGATTGTTGCGAACGAATTATCTATTTGGACCTTGTTATAATAAAATCCAAGAATAGAGTTGATACTGGCATCAATAGACGTCTTGTTATAGATGTTACTATTGATACTGGCATCAATGGCCAACTTGGTATAGTAAAGACTCAGTGAACTATCAATCGTGGACTTGTTGGAATAGAAGCCGAGAATAGAGTTGATACTGGCATCAATGGACGTCTTATTATAGATGTTACTATTGATACTGGCATCAATGGCCAACTTGGTATAGTAAAGACT